CGATAAAGAAATTGGTAAAATATTTCAAGACTTTAAAGGTCAACAAGGTCCAGAGACTGAGAAAGCATTAAAGGCTGCGTTGCAGCAAACAAAGTTTTGGCAAAAGTTTTCTACAGACGTTAAACAAGAAATCTATTCAAGTCTTTTATTAGACCCTGCTAGTTATCAAGAAAAGTTTAAATTAAGACTTGATGAAATTAAAAACAAGTTTTTAACTATCGGTGCACCTGTTCCATCAAGTTTAGAATTACAAGACCTTGCCAAGAAAACCCTTTTGTTTGGTTTAAAGGGTACTCAGTTAGATGAGATAGTTTTCAATTCTGTTAAGTTTGATAACAATTTTATTGCTGGTAAGGCTGGAGAATACGCCACCAGTATTTATAAATCAATAGAAGATTTTGGTGGCACTATTGATAAGACTTCTTCAGAGTTTAAGAATTATGTTTTTGATGCTATTAGAACTGGCGGGGCTAGTGTTAGTCAAGTAAAAAAACAGTACGCTGATTTGGCTGCTCAAATGTATCCACAGTTTGCTGAGAGGTTTAAATCTGGTGCAACTTTAAGAGAGGTTGCTTCTCCTTATCTTCAGTTAGCAACTCAATATTTAGAGGAACCTATTACTGATTTAAAAAGTCCTATTATTCAATCAGGTTTGGTTAACGGTATGAATGCTTTAGATTATGTTAAAGAGGTTAAAAAGAATCCTAAGTGGCAGTATACTTATAATGCTACTGAGTCTATTCTTGGTTCATTGAAAAGTGTTTTGACTGATTTTGGTTTTGGGTTTGGTGGTAAATAATGGCAACTGATAAAAGTAATAAAAAATATTTAGAGAGACAAGTTGCTAAAGCAAAAGAAGCAGGTGCAACTAAACAACAACTTGCAAGTATTACTTCTGCTTTGTCTGGAAAATCTGGTATTAAATCTGCTGGTCCTAATAATACAAGTGTTCCTGGTACTTTAGAATATATTGATAATCAATTAAACCAACTTCTTTACGGTGTTTCTGGTTCTGGTGCAGGTGGTATTGCTGGTCAAGCAGCACCTGGTTATGTTCCTCCAACAGAAGAAGCACCGCCAACGGTAGACCCTGGTGCTGCAATTGCTGCAGAACAAAGACGCCAATTCGAATTAACACAATCATTACAAAAACAACAACAACGTCAAAGTGCTTTTGATTTGGCTAAGTCTTTTGCTGTTCAATATGGTTTAGGTGAAAGCATTGCTGACAGAATTGTTGACCTTACTGTTAATCAAGGATACACAGAAACCGCTTTAACTTTAGCCTTACAACAATCACCAGAGTATAAAGAACGTTTTTCTGGTTTAGAGAAGTATAAACAAAACTTTGCATCAGATATTGCTGCTGGTAGAAAAGCACAACCTTTAACTCCTTCTCAATATATTAAAGCCGAGCAAGAGTATCAAGAAGTTTTATCAAGATATGGTCTGAAAGATTTGGCTAGTCAAGGAACTTTTTCTGAATTAATTGGTGGAGATGTTTCTGCTATTGAACTTAAAGACCGTGTAGAAAACGTGTATGACAAAATTAGAAATGCTGACAGTGTTCTTAAAGAACAGTTAGCAACTTATTTCCCAACTTTAACTGAAGCAGATTTTGCTAAGTCATTGTTAACTGGTAAAAACCCAGAAGATATGGCTACATCTTTGAAGCGTCGTGTATCTCAGGCTGAAATTAGTTCTGAGGCTGCTCGTGCTGGATTAGGTGGATTAACTGTTGGTCGTGCTGCTGAACTAGAGCAAATGGGTCTTACAAGAACTATTGCACGTGCAGGTTATTCAAGAATTGCTGAACAACAAACAGTGTTAAATAAACTTGGTTCTATTTATCAACAAGATGTTACAGGTTTACAAACAGAATTAGAAGCAGAACAGTTCCAAGGTTTGGCTTCACAGAGACGAAAGAAACTTGAGCAAACAGAGCAAGCAACGTTTGCTGGCCGAAGTGGTGTGTCTCAAGTATCTCTTTCTCAACAAGGTACAGCAGGTACCCTCTAAACCACAACAGGACCGACCAGCCCCTGTGTGCGCAAAAGACTGGTAGCAAAAGCCATTACTTCTCCCCCAAGAAGATAATGAGGTTTGCGAAACTACAACAGAATGGGAGACCGTTGCGATGAGCAACACTTATCAAGAATGGGACGACGAAGAAGACGTTACCCCTATGAACGAATCCGAATTGTTAAAACAATTACGGAAAGAACTCAAAGTTAAAAATAAGCAGATGTCAGAAATGGAATCTAAACTTAGTGACTTTGAGAAAAGTCAAAGAGAAAACGTTATCAAGTCTGTTCTTGAATCAAAGGGCGTTAATCCAAAAATAGCAAAATTCATTCCTTCAGATATTGATACTTCACCCGAAGTTATTGGTACTTGGATTGATGAGAATGCCGATGTTTTTGGAGTGGCTGTTCCAGCACAGGAAAACAAGGGACCTAATTTAGGTGCTTTGCGTTCTATTGATGCTATAACTGCAAACGCTCAAACACTTACTGGTACGCAAGATGTGTTATCTCAAATTCAAAATGCAAGTGAAGAAGAGTTACTTAACATGATTCATGCTGCTGGTGGTGGATACGGCTCATAAAAACAATCAAATAAGGAAAAGGTAAAATGCCGAATACATTCACCTCTACTGACTCTGGTTCGCTCGGTACATCTCTTGTTGTACAGGCTTACGATAAGTTAGTAGAATTTGCGTTACGTTCACAACCGATGCTTCGCTCAGTTTCTGACAAGCGTCCAGTTAACGTAACATCCCCAGGTACATCTGTAACTTTTCAAATTTACAATGACTTGGCAGTTGCAACAACCGCATTAACAGAAACAACTGACCCAGATGCCGTAGGAATCCCTTCAACATCATCTGTATCAGTTACTCTAAATGAATACGGTAACGTTGCTTTAGTAACACGCAAACTGCAATTAACATCTTTAACAGATGTTGACCCAGGTATTGCAAACATCCTTGCATACAACATGGCTGACTCAATTGATGATGTAGTTCAAACTACTCTCAACGGTGGAACCAACGTTCGTTATGCATCAGGTGGAGCATCAGACCCAACCTCACGTGCAACAGTTGCAGCAGAAGATATTATTGCTGCATCAGATATTCGTTTTGCTATTGCAAAACTTCGTGCAGGTAAATCAGTTCCACGTAAAGGAAACCTATACTGGTGTGCAATACATCCAGAAGTTTCACACGACCTTCGTGCAGAAACAGGTTCAGGTTCTTGGAGATTGCCTCACGAATATAACTCAAATGATAACATTTGGGCTGGCGAAATTGGCCAATTCGAAGGTGCTTACTTCATTGAATCACCACGTATGACTGCAGCAAAAGACGGTGCAGACCAAACAGCATTAGCAACTGCTTCAGCAGTTAGCGGTGCGTCTGGTGCATTTACAATCGTTGCAGCAAATGCTGCTTTCGGTGGTCTTGCTAAGGTAGGAGATAAAATCTCTGGTACCAACGTTGGTACAGGTGCAAAGATTACAGCAATTTCCGTAGGAGCAACAAACACTACTTACACAGTAGATGTTGCTAACTCTGGAACTGTTGGAACTAACACCCTTACAGTAACCCCTGTAACAAAGGTATTCCGTACCTTACTTGCTGGTCAACAAGCACTTGCAGAAGCAGTTGCTGAAGAACCACACGTAGTTGCTGGTCCTGTTACTGATAAATTAATGCGTTTCCGTCCATTAGGTTGGTACGGTATGCTAGGATTTGCTCGCTACCGCGAAGCATCTCTATACAGAATTGAATCATCTTCAAGCATTAACCTTGCTTAATTAGATTCAAATCAAGATTAAAGCCCCTGGGTAACTGGGGGCTTTACTTATTAAGGAGAAAACAAATTGCCTATTTTTAGACCGCCAACAGTTGATGAAGGTCCTGCAGGTGGAGGGCATTTCTTTTCTCGTTACAAAATTCCTAGAGGTGACAGTATTGTTAATAACGGTGGAACTTATACTCGTATTCGTACGCCGTCTCTTGATGAGTTTATTGCTGCCACTTTTGTTTATCAAGGTGGTCACGAATATGAAGTGGACGATGCTGAGAAAGCCGCGCTTATTGCCAGTGGCAATGGTATTACGGAAAGTAACTTCACATAATGATAGAGAACATTCTTATAGCGGGTGCGACTGCAAGTGCAATTGCTTCTGTATTTTTTGTGATTGCTCCAACAGTTCGAAAGACTCGTTCTATGATGGAATGGTTGGAAAAGTTTCGCAGGGATTGGGAAGGCGAAGAAGAATCTCCTGGTAGAGCACGTGTTCCTGGTGTGATGGAAAGACTTAACAGACTTGACGGTGAGTTAAGCAATAATGGTGGTTCATCTATTAAAGATGCTATTGAAAGAATTGAAAAGACTTTAGGGACGAAATGAGTTTACATAGAGAACGTACACATCCTGAGTTTGTTGAAGGATGTTTTGGTTGTAAGGCTTCAACCATTGACCTGAATGCAGGTGAAGCCAACTCTCGTTTAACGATGAGTTCAAAAAAATGGGATAAAGAACTTGCGTTATATCGTACGGCTAGAGCACAAGGTATTCAACCTGAAGGTACTAGCACGGCGAAGATACGTAAGGCAATAGATATATCAAACAAAACTGGAACAGCATATGGAGCGTAAATAATGTACGGTAAAAAAATGGCTAAAGGTAAGAAAATGATGGATATGAAAAAGATGGATGCTAAGAAAAAAGCAATGCCTAAAATGAAGAAAATGGGAAAGAAGAAATAATATGTGTGCAACTTGTGGATGTAATTATATAAATTATGAACACGAAATGGGTGTTATTAGAGGAAAGAATCCTGCTCAAACTAATACAGGTGTAGCAGTTCCTCCAATGCCACGTCAAGGTTCGGAGAACCCTGAATAATGAATAAAGACTCACGCCTTAAAAGGGCTGGGGTTTCTGGTTTTAATAAGCCAAAGCGGACTCCTAATCACCCTACTAAGTCACACGTTGTTGTGGCTAAATCTGGTTCACAGGTTAAGACAATCCGCTTTGGTCAACAAGGTGTTACTGGGGATAAGAAAGCAACACCACGTCAAGCATCTTTTAAAGCACGTCATGCAAAGAATATTGCTAAGGGTAAGATGAGTGCCGCTTATTGGGCAGACAAGGTGAAGTGGTGAAAAAGAAAGCGTTTTGGGATAAGAAGAACCCTAATAAAACTTCTAAAAAATTAACTCCTACTCAGATTAAAAGTGCTAAGGCTCGTGCTAAGGCTGCTGGTAGACCGTACCCTAATTTGGTTGACAATGCCGCAGTGGCAAGAAAGAAATCTAAATGACAACATTTAATGAGTTAACAGAAGAAATCCTTATCAATCTTGAGGGTTTCACTATGCGTCAAGACCGCACCACATATTTGACTGCTGCTATTGATAACAATGATTTGTCTATGTCTTTGGCTTCAGGTGACAACATTGGTAAAGGTATTCTTGAAATTGATGATGAACTTATTCACATTGACTCTGTTGACCGTTCTGACCGTTCTGCTGTCATCTCACCTTTTGGTAGAGGTTACCGTGGTACTACTGCTGCAGCACATACTGTAAATACTAAAGTTACTTTTGCACCAAGTTTTCCACGCATCTCTGTTAAGAGAGCAATCAACGATACTCTTCGTGCCGTTTACCCTAATGTTTACGGTGTAGCATCTCATACTTTTACTTTTAATGCTTCACAAAATACTTACTCTCTTCCTGTTGCTGCTGAAACAGTGTTAGCAGTTTCTTGGGATTCTATTGGTCCTTCAGGTGAATGGATTCCAGTTCGTCGTTGGAGACACGACCCTATGGCTGCAACAGTGGATTACTCTAACGGTAACACTATTACTTTAAATGAGGCTATTGTTCCTGGTCGTACTGTTCAGGTTGTTTATGCTAAAACACCTACACCTCTTTCAGCCGATGCTGATGTTTTTACAACCACTACTGGTCTTGAGGAAACTAGTCGTGATTTGATTGTCTATGGTGCTTCGTATCGTATGGCATCTTTCCTTGACCCTGGTCGTTTAACGTTCACCTCACCAGAGGCTGACCAAAATGACCAGACACGTCCGTTTGGTTCTGGTACAAGTACTGCAAGATATTTGTTGGCTTTGTATCAGCAACGTTTACAAGAAGAAACTAACCGTCTAAATGGTAAATATCCAGTAAGGGTTCACTATGTCTAGAAAGTATTCCAGCGTCTCTCTTGAGACTGAAGTTGTTGGTTCTTTAACAACAACTGCCACAACTATCACTGTTGTTAATGCAACGAATTTACTTGGTGGTATTAACCCAGCGTCTATCACTTCAACCGATAACTTTATTGTTGTGCTTGAACCTGAAACATCTTCTGAAGAAATTGTTAAAGTAACAGGTGTTTCTTCTAACACTTTGACTGTTGTTCGTGGTCACGATGGTTCAACAGGTAAGACACATTCTTCTGGTTCCAAGGTTCGCCATATGGGTATTGCTGAGGATTTGCGTGATGCTGCTTCTCACGTTGAGGCTACTGCTGCTCACGGTGCTACTGGTGCTGTGGTTGGTACTACTAACACACAAACTTTAACTAACAAAACTATTAGTGCTGCAAGTAATACTATTAGTGAGATTGCTAATGCTAACATTGCTGCTGCTGCAGCGATTGCTGATACTAAACTTGGTACTATTTCTACAGCGAATAAGGTTCAGAACTCTGCTACTACTGCTACTTCAAGTAACTCTGGTTCAGCAATTGTTTCTCGTGATTCTTCAGGTAACTTTGCTGCAACAACTATTACTGCTGATTTAACTGGTGCTGTTACTGGTAATGCTTCTACTGCAACAACTCTTGCTACTGCTAGAGATTTCCAACTTACTGGTGATGTTGAGGCTTCAGCCCAATCATTTAACGGTTCAGGCAATATTAACTTTACAACATCTATTGCTACTGGTGTAATCGTTAACGCTGATGTTAATGCTTCTGCTGCTATTGCAGCAACTAAGATTGCTGGTACAGCAATTACTGCTGCAGATACTGGCACTGTTACTAACACAATGTTGGCTGGTTCTATTGCCAACGGCAAGTTAGCAACTGACCCTCTTGCTCGTGCTAACCACACTGGTACACAACTAGCATCAACTGTTTCTGATTTTGATACACAAGTTCGTACATCTAAGGTAACTGACCTTGCTGCACCTACTGGTTCGTTCTCTATGAACTCACAAAAAATTACTAACCTTGCAACACCAACATCTAATGCTGATGCTTCTACTAAAGCATATGTTGATACTTCTATCAGTAACCTTATTGATGGTGCCCCTGGTACTTTGGATACTTTGAATGAGATTGCTGCGGCACTTGCTGATACAGCGAACTTCTCTGACACTGTTGTTCTGAAGGCTGGTTCTACAATGTCTGGTGCCCTTGCTATGGGTACTAACAAGGTTACTGGTATGGGTGACCCAACATCTGCACAAGATGCTGCAACTAAAAACTATGTTGACACTACTGTTATTGCACCAAGTAATCTAACTGGTGTTATTACCTCTGTTGGTGCTGCAACTTCTATTGCTTCACAGACTGGTACTGGTACAAAGTTTGTTGTTGATACAAGTCCAACACTTGTTACCCCTGTGTTGGGTGTTGCTACAGCAACATCTATTAACGGTACAACTATTCCAAGTTCTGCAACTTTGGTTAAAACTGCTGACACTACTTTGCTTGTTCCAAGTCAAACAGGTCAGTCAGGAAAGTATTTGACCACTAACGGTACAGCATCTTCTTGGGATACTGTTTCTTCTGGTTCAGCAACTTATTATCAAACTTCAGCCCCAACTGCTACTGCTGTTGGTGAGTTGTGGGTTGATTCTGATGCAACAGCATCAGTTTTAAATACTAACGATTTTGTCCAAAAGACAGAAATATATTCGGAAGCGATTCATCCGTTCGTGATGATGGGAGCATAAGGAAAAACAATGGCAATCACATATAAGGTGTTAGCACAGTCTGCACCGTCAGCAACAACCAACACAGATATTTATACTGTTGGAGCAGGAAAACAAACAACTATCTCTACCATCACGGTATGTAACCGTTCAACAACTGCAGCAACGTACCGTATTGCTGTTAGACCTAACGGTGCAACAATAGCAAACGAACATTACATTGCCTATGATGCACCTGTTGGTCCTAATGATTCTGTTACTTGGACTATTGGTATGACTTGTGATGCAGCAGATGTTGTTACTGTTTATGCTTCTACAGCAAACTTGTCTGTTAATATCTTCGGAGCGGAGATTGCATAATGTCTGTTAAATCAGCAACGGCTTTTGGTTTATCTAGTGGTTTAGAACCTGGAATGGTTTTACTGAACACAACTAGTTTTAGTGGAGTTTCTTCTATATCTGTTAATAATGTTTTTAATTCTACTTATGAAAACTATAAAATTGTTTGGTATTGGACACAAGCAGGAGGTGGTGCTACTCCTTTTATTAGATTAAGAAATGCTGGAACTACAGAAAGTGGTTCATATTACTATTCAAATGAATTTACAACACAATCAAGTTTAACAACACTTACAAATACATCAAGAGACCCAATTACTAATATTGTTTTTGGACCAAGTGAACCGTCTGGTAATTATTTAGAAATGACACTTTTTAACCCATTTGCATCAGCAAGAAAAGGATTTTTGGTTCAAAAAGTAGGTTCGTCAGCGACAGAAACTAACCTAGGTTGGACAAATGGAATTATTGATAGAACAACTTCTTATGATGGAATTCATTTTGAAATAAACGCAAATACGATGACAGGAACAGTTAGAATTTATGGATTGGCTAATTGATGAAAACTGAAAAAATCTACATACAAATAGATAACGACAAGATTGAATTAACAGGTCAAGCAAAAACAGATTTTATTGCTCAACGCGAAGCAGATAACGCTGAACGTGAAGCACGTGAAACGGAACAGGCTGCTGTTGCAGAACAGAAACAAGCAATCCTAGAGCGTTTAGGTTTAACCGAAGATGAACTGAAGGTGGTATTAAATGGCTAAGCAAGCGTACGTGTATTCTGGAACCGACTGGGTTCCGTTGGCTTCTGAGGTTACTAACCTTTCAGGTTATCAGACTAAGGCATTGAACCAGTTTGCTCACAGGAATCTTGTTATTAATGGTGATATGCAGATTGCCCAACGTGGTACATCAACTGCAAGTATTACTTCTGGTGGTTATTTTACAGCAGATAGGTGGTACACAGAAGTAGGAACTTTAGGTACTTGGACTCAATCTGTAGAAAATGATGCACCAACAGGTTCAGGTTTTCGTAAATCATTAAAGATGCTTTGTACTACTGCTGACGCTTCTCCTGCTGCTGGAGATTATCTTACTGTTCAAACAAGGTTTGAAGGTCAAAATCTTCAACACATTAAAAAAGGAACTGCTGCTGCTGAACAGTTAACTGTTTCTTTTTGGGTTAAAGCAAATGTTACTGGTACATATACAATATTTTTATATGACAATGATAATACTCGTATGATAAATGCATCATATACTATTAACGCTTCAGCGACTTGGGAATATAAAACAATAACGCTTGCTCCAGATACTACTGGTGTTTTTGATAATGATAACGCTTATTCTTTAGCACTTTATTTTAATTTAAGTGCTGGCTCTAATCGTACAAGTGGTACTATTAGTAATACTTGGGCTGCTTATTCTACTGCAAATGAAGCACCTGGTCAAGTTAACCTTGCTGCAGCAACCAGCAACTACTGGCAAATTACAGGTGTTCAACTTGAGGTTGGTCCTACTGCTACACCTTTTGAGTTTAAATCTTTTGAAGATGATTTGTTGGAATGTCAAAGATATTATGTAAGAAAAAGTGGCACAAGTGAACCAATAGGTTCAGCATTTTATAGAACCACAACTACAGGATTTGGCAATCTTTATTTACCAGTAACAATGAGAACAACTCCAAGTTCTTTAAATTTTAGTGGAACTGATGCTTTTACTATTACTTCTGTAGCAAATCAAAATACAACCGCTTTAGGTTTAGATGTATCAGGTACTCAAGGTATGGCTTTTAGTTTTACAACTGCTGCACAAACTGCAGGTTATGGAGCAATAGTTTTCTTGAATGGTTCAAGTAAATGGTTTGAAGTGGTGGCTGAATTATAATGTACAAAAAGAAAAAGTCTAACTTTAATGAAGATGTTTTTATTTATGAAAAAAATAATGTTGTATATTCATTTTTAAAAAATGAGAATAACCCTGATTACCAAGAATATTTAGAATGGGTTGCTGAAGGCAACGAAGCGGAAGAGGTTGAACAATAATGGCTGCAGTACCAATATACGTATGGAACGGTTCCGCCTGGCAAGAAACAGGACCAACCATTCCAGCAAACCCAATCAAATACCAAGCAAGTGCCCCATCCAGCCCCTCCACAGGGGACATTTGGGTGGACTCTGACGCTGATGTGACCACAGGTTCACAACAGTTCCAACGTTTCCGTTTTGTGGCTTCTGGTGGTGAAACAACTATTTCTGGTGCTGATGCTAATGGTGCTGTTTTGGCTTACACAGCAGGTTTGGAGCAGGTTGTTTTGAATGGTGCTGTGCTTGTTCGTGGTCACGATTATACGGCTACTACTGGTACCACTATTACAGGTTTGTCTCCTGCTTTGGTTGCTTCTGATGTGTTGGAAGTGTTTTCTTTTATTGCTTTCAGTGTTGCTAATACTTATACACAGTCACAGGTTGATGGGTTGTTGGCAGACTATGCAGGTTTAAGACTTATTGTTCCTACTTCTGCAACTAACGGTACTGTTGGTGCAACTGGTGCTGTAACTTTTTCTGGTGTTTCAAGTGTTTCACTTAATGGTGTGTTTAGTTCTACTTATGATAATTATAGAATTATTATGGATGTAGTACCAAGTTCTAATAGTGCTGTTAATTTAAGAATGAGAATGAGACAATCAAGTGATTTAACTGATTCTACTTATAACAATACAGGTGTTGGAAATTCAACATCTGCATCAGATACTCTTGGTTACACTCGTTCTGGTACTAATCAAAGTTATTGGAATTTATCAACGCTACCTGATGCTCGTAGAGGATATTATTCAATTGATATTTATTCACCATTTTTAACAACTTCTGCAACATATTTTAATGGTCAATCAATACTTAATAATGCTGCTCAAAATTCAACTGGTGGAGTTTATAGTGGTACAACAGGTGGAGTAGATAATTCAATTACTGCTTTTTCAATTTTTTGTGCAGCAGGTAATATTGCTGGCACTATCCGTGTTTACGGTTACAAGAATTAAAGGAGAACAATAAATGACTAAGGCTCGTGATTTAGCAAACGGTGGATTTGGTTTAGTTTTGGTTAAACCTTCTACGGTTGTGAATGGTACGGATAATGGTAAGGGTACTGTAAGTTTTAGTGCTGCATCAAGTGTGTCATTAAACGGTGTGTTCAGTAGTGCTTATAAAAATTATCAAGTAGTTTTTAATGTTTCTAGTGCATCAGGTCAAGTTGAGTTTCTTTATAGGATGCGTGTTTCTGGAAGTGACACAACAAGTATAGATTACTATTCTCAACTTCTAACAGCAAATGGTGCTTCTGCAACTGCTGAAAGAGTTTCTCAAGCAACTGGAGGAACTTTAGGACAAATTACAAATCAAGAAAACGGCATTGTTGCAAATTTTTATAGACCTTTTGATACAGTAAGAACAATGGTAACAAGCCAAAATGCAAATTCAGTTGACACAATTAGATTTAGAAGTGTTGGAAGTGTTCTTGCTGACAGCGTTTCTTATACTGGACTTACTTTTTATTCTTCACAAAATATAACAGGCACAGTTTCAGTCTACGGATATAATAACTAATTAGATAAGGAACACCTAGTGGCTTTATCAAGCACAATCAGAACACTCCGTTCAAGAGACATCACAGACGCAATTCCATTCAACGTAGGACAACCATCTTATGTTTCTGACATTTGGACAAACACAACAGTTGCATACGATGTTGCAATCGGTGGTCTGCCATTCTTCTACGGTATTTCCAACGAGAGACCATACGAACGTCAGACTGCACCGTACAAGAAACAACAGTTCGATAATTCTAAAGAACCTGGTGAGCAAACCCTTGAAGGTTGGTGGATTCGTTCCCAATCATCTTTTCATCGTGGTGCAGGTATAACTTTCTTTGACCCTTCTGCTGGTGAAGAAGTAGAATACCGTTTTAACACTTCACAAGGTGTTGATGTGTGGACTAAAGGTCAAACAACCCTACTCAAGGACACAGTACAGGGTTTGAGTTCTGCTAATAACACAATCATAGTTGGTGCCAATGATGGCACGAACGATTGTCTTGTTGTTGCCGATGGTTCTGCTTTGAAAAAGATTACAATGGCAACTGACACCCCAACAGTTTCTACTTACACTCAAACAGGTACTGCTTCAGCGATACAGTCTTTGGCAACTAACGGTTCCAGATACTTTTTTGCAAACAGCACACACATTCATTACGGTAACATTGGTAGCACAACTTCTGACATTGAAACATATAACTGTTCAGTACCAGCAACAATTGCTTATGTTAAACAAAGACTTTTTGCTGGTGTGGCAAACGCTTTACACGAACTTGATGCAACAAAAACAACTGGTGGTCATACTTTACCAACAGCAATCTTCACACATTCAAACACTTCTTGGGTTTGGTCAGCAATATCCGAATCAGGTTCAGCAGTTTATGCTGCAGGATACGCACGTAACTCTTCAGCCATATACAAAATAACTGTTAAAGATGATGCAACACTTAACACCCCAACAGTGACAGCAGAACTACCTGTTGGTGAAAAAGTTTTATCCCTGTTCTCATACTTGGGTTTCATTCTTATTGGCACCAACAAAGGTGCACGCATAGCACAACAGTCAGACACAGCAGGTAACCTTGTTTATGGTCCACTAATATTTGAAACCTCACAAGGTGTTAACGGTTTCACAGCCAAAGGCACATATGTTTGGTGTGCTTCCGCATCTAACGGTAACGCAGGTCTTGTTCGCATAGATTTGTCAACAGAGATTTCACCTTTAAGATATGCTTACGCCTCAGATTTGGAACAGTCATCTTCAACTGGCACAACTTTAAGTGTTGCTTTGATTGGTTCACGTTTGGCTTTTACTTCTAACGCTAGTGGTGTGTGGGTTGAAAAGGATGCAACCTATGTTACTTCAGGGTTTTTGCAAACAGGTTTCATTCGTTATGGAACATTGGAACCTAAGAACTTTAAACGTGTTCGTGCACGAGGTGTTTACACTAACGGTGGTTTGTTAATTTCACCTGTTGGTTCAGATGGAACAGTGTACGAAACAGCAATCTACAACTCTATCATTGGCACACCAGAGGTTA